TCACTTGTTTTCTTGGCACCCATGTTGTAGCCGATCAATGTGTCAGCTAAGTTGTCAAATCCGTAGTGACCTGAGTAACCTTGTATAAGCTCACCTGCTATCTTTCTTGATTTTACTGGGTCTAATGCATCGGACTGTATATATGGATCCATGCCATACCCATAGTCATGAAGTAGATTAGGCATAAGCTGATAGCCACCAATAGCACCTGCTCTTGATTTAGACTTATAGGGATGAAACCTATCACTAGGGGATAGATGACCTGTTTCATTTTGTAGTATTAAGTCTAGTAAGGGAGGTGTTACGGCATTGCTATAGTTAGATAAGTAGCCGTATGGTTGCATTACATAAACCCAAAGCCATAACCTGTGTTACCTGAACCTATTGTAGGGTATATGTCGCTACTGTATGTATTTGTGATAGCAGGTGTACTAGCACCACCACCACCGAATGCATTAGCTATTTTACCACCCATGCCAAAGCCTTGGATTGCACCCATAAGTCCACTCATGTTGGGGTTGTATAAGTTAGGACTAATATTACTTGGAGGTGCCATAGGTGACCTACCTAGTATATTCGACATAAACTTACCGTACTGGTTCATTTTAAAGTCTCTATCGTCCTCAAACTGTGCCTTATCTGCATTCAACTGGTTCTGTGCATCTGTCTGATATGCACCACCTGCTGTAGTCATTAACTTGGCTATATCACCACCCATGCCAAAGCCAGTTCCGTAAGTACCTGCTAAGGCCTTATTGGCATTCATCATATTAGAGAACTGGTTTTGATTCTGAGTAAGGTATCTGTTAGCTAAGTTGTCTTGAATGTTAGCCGTTACGTCAGCCATACGGTCATCATAAGACCTACGAGCAATAGCATCAGCAACTCCTGCTCTACTGGAGTTGACATTTCCAGTACCTGTCGCAGCCATGTCGATAGCAGGTAAAGTCTGTTCATTAAGCCTTCGTGTACTGTCTCGCATTGCTGCTGTAACCAACGGACTAGAGTTATTAATTGCATAGTTTGTAGCGTCTCCTATCGCATCCTGACCTGCTCGGCTGTATAAGTCAGAGTAGTTATTTGCAAAGTTGGAACCTTGGTTCATGAAGTTAGCAGCGTTATTCATCTGACCCATGCCAAACTGGTTCATGTAGTCAAAACCTGCCTTGGACATGTCGTTCAAGTTTGCATAGGTGTCACCAGTGTATGCACCCTTATCCAGTGCATAGTTAAGACCGTCTTGGCCACCCTGATATCCGTATTCAATGTATGGTTTGGCTAGGTTAAACCCTGCCATTTGAGCTTCAGTTGCTCTGTCCTGAGCTGCAGCACTTTTCTTAGCTGCATTCTTGCTCATCACTCCACCGATAACGGCTCCTGCGATTTGACCCCACATATTATATTCCTTCCATGTTATTAAACGGCTACCCAAGCAGTACCGTTGTAAACGACTAATCCACTAAACCCATTTGATAGGGGGTTCCATGGTGACACGGCATATCTGACCATGCCTCTAATTTTGTTTTCAGGCTCTACATCAGCAACAACAATAGCTGCTACCTGTAACTGCCTGATTGCATTTTCTATCCTTTGTAATTCATCTTGTAGGTATCTCCTCATACCCTCTTCAAATACTGGGTATTGAGATCTAGTGTAACCCTGAACGACTACGTTTGTTTTACTATCTACTGCCATTACCACTTCACCTTATTACTCCAAAAGGCAGCAGACATTTTACCTTTTGAAATATTAGCACCATGCCTTGCCTTAAAGGACTTAGCTCTTTTAGTCATTGTCTTGTCGCCTGTCTTACCTTGCTGACCAAACCTTATAGTTTTTATTTGGTCACCTACCTTAGCGACAACTACATGGCTTTTAGTTGGGTGGTTAGGTGTTTTCTTAGGTTTATTAAAGCCACTTACACCTACTCTTTCTAGCCTTGGATCCTTAGACATAATAGTATCTCCTTATCTTCCACCAGTAGCTGATATGTCGATGTCAAATCCTGAGACCTCAAAGTCCTTGTTGTCTGACACTAGTACCTTGTAGCTAAGGTATCTACCTGAGGCACGGCTATCTATCTTGTAGTCACTACCTGTATTGAAGGTTACTGAGTTTTCATATGTAGGCTCTGAGTTTGGTATGTCAGAGGCACCGAATGTAAACGTAATGTTTTTATCTGAGTTTGTAGTTGTTGCCTGTGGGTATATGGCATTGACAACCTTGTATCCACTAAGTGGCACCTTGGTCTCATCTAAGTCTATACCTACTCTTTCAACACTGGCAGGTTTGATAGCCTCAGTGTCTAGCTGAAATGCAATACGTCCTGTATCTGATAAGTCTAAGGCATATAACTTGTCTGAGGTAATACCATCGGCTGTACTGTCTTCACCAACCATTAACGTATGCCTGTCAAAGCTATCTTCCTGAGCGTAGTATGTACCACCTGTCAATGCATAGGTTAAGCCAGTGGCTGTTGCATATGTAACAATGGAGTTAACATTGGCAACTGTTCCTGATGATACGTTAGGTAAATCCATAAACGACCATGTGTTGTTTCTGTAGTTATAAACTGCAGCTCTGTTACACCTGTTGGCACTTGGAAAGCTAACTAAGGAATCACCTGATAGGTAGCAGAAGTATATCTCATTAAGTGTTGGGTTATGCTGCACAAAGAATGTTTCTTTAGCTGTGTTGTTTAATCCATTGTATATAAAACTTCTGACTTTCTCATCGCATATAGACTGCTTAGATGTTCCGTCATGTACATAGATGTCAAAGGCACCGAAGCAGTAATGCTTACCATCTACTTCGACAACACAATTCTGATTGATCAAACCACAGTCAGTAAACAACTTCCTGAAGTTAAATATGAAGGTACCACCTACAAACTCCATAAGCCAAACTTGGTCACTGGAGTATACAATGAAGTTACTGCCTAGAGGCATACCATCGATTATACCTGTTTGCATCTCACCGATGTCATTAAACCCTGCAGACTTTGTTGTGTCAGTCTCATCCCAACTGTCAGGTACGTTATCGGCTAAGGCGATGTTAGACCATCTGACACGAGTAGGGAAGTTACTTGATCCCTCGGTTGTGTTTAGTGCAAGTAAGAAGTCGTTGTATGACCTCAGGGATGCACACCTGTATGTAGACGGCCAGTTAGTTAAGTCAGCAAAGTTTGTGCCTGATGATGTCCTGAAGACTGGCACTCGGTCTTGTCTGTTTATATAAGTCACAGAAGACAGAGTAGTTCCTGTAAAGGGTCGTGGATCTGAGCTGCCACTGATTGAACCACTTCTGTCTGATACGGTACCTGAGTTATATTCGTTTATAACGTAGGCATCGGAAATAATTAATACACTGTCGTAGCCTGTAGATGGAACGACACCATAAGAGAAACGAGGGGTAAATCCCAGTGATCCTTTTACGTTTCTGAAGATTGGTGACCTACGGACTTTCCCCTCGTCAAATCGTACATTCAAGGCCTCACTGAATGCATTAACTGGTATGTTGTATGAGCTTTTATCAGATATAACTCCAACAGAACCTAAGTCTCTTATTGCAAAGTTACTACCCATATTACTTGCTTTCTTTTACTGGTATTTCTTTTGATCGTAGTTGGTAATACAAGACACTGCTTGTTGTCTTTAGCTTGGCCATAAAGTCTTCATATATCTTGTCTAAGGACTTCTGCTCCTGATCAGTGATCATAGGAACCTACCTTCTTGTACTTCTGCACACCTCCACTTCACGGCTCTATAACTAGGCATGTATCTGTTGACCTCACTGCCTATAACTAAGGCTCGTTGCTTACAGGCCTCATAGGTTTCATAGACAACAGGGTACTCAGTGTTTTCTATAACCATGCAGTGTTTTGGGTTGCCGATAAGACAGGCTATTACAAGGAGTTTGTAGTACATAATAAAACACCTCCTAGATGGAGTTAGTTGCTGAGTAAAAGTTACTTAGAGCTATTGTTCCTGAGGGTGGTACATTGGCATTTACGTTTACCGTTATTGTTCTTGTGTCGTAGGAGTTACCACCAAAGTTAAATGAGTTATTAGACCATCCTGAACTAGAACCAGTAAATGAACCTGAGATGGTGTCACCTGCACTAGCTGAACATGATCCGTTGTAGTAGGCTGTACTGTCGTTAGATGCTAACCCTTGGTTAAGTACGTTACTACCGTTCTTGGCTATAACGATTGTAGCTGTATTAGGGTTGCCGAAGCCACCGTAGTAGTATGCAAACCTGTAGTAGTAGGTACCTGTTTTGTTAACTGTAAATGACCATGACTGAATATTAGCTGCACCGTTGTCTGACCACCTAGAGTAGCTAAATAGGTTACCACTGTTAAAGGTTAACCCAGTGTCAATGTTACGTCCTGAGTTGTTGGATGTTGCTGAGGTAGAACCTGCAGTAGCCGTGTCCGACAAACTAGATGGAACGATACTACCACCCCTGTAGCATTGATTTAGGGCAATGGAACCAGTGTCACCAAACTCAGTACGGATGTTATCCATTGATATGGTGCCACTAGACTGGATAGCCATTGCATGTACATCCTTCCTTGTGAGTATCTAATTCCTTCTTTAGCTCCTTAATGGATTCAATAAGTAGTGGTACTAACTTCTCATAGTGTACCGTCATGTATGTAGGGTCGATAGGTGCCTCAGCTATTACCTCAGGCATGATAGCTTCTACGTCCTGAGCAGAGACCCCTACCTCCACCTTATCTTCATAACCGTAATCTTTAGCTATCTCATTCGGTCTGAAGTAAAACCCATTGAGTGACATTACCTTGTCTAAGGCTCCTTCAATGGGTTGGATGTCGGTCTTAAGTCTCATGTCTGAGTAGTAGGCTGTTACGTTACCAGTGGATCTCACCTCGGCAAAGGTAACCGTACTGTCTGTAGCAACGGCCTGTCCTATAGATACTGTTGGGTTGGCTCCCTCGGATCCTGAGTTAGCTACTGTTACTCCTGTACCACCAGTAACACCTGCAACGTAGTTTCCTGAGGTATGGGTACCCAGTGTAATACCTGATCCACCGAGGGTGATGTCACCACTGATGGCTAGGGTGCCTGTTACCGATGCCCCTGATGTCGTAGCTGCTACTCTTGTAGTGCCGTTTGAATCTAGTAGGGAACTTGGGTCAGTGTTTAACTGGGTGTGTGTCGCTGTGACGGCACCAGTTATGTTAGGGAACGTAGCCTTAATGGTAGACTTGATTAAACGTAGGTGGTCGTCAGCTTGTGCTAGGGCATCTGTGGATGTTGGGTTACTAGACACTAATCCATTAATATAGGTTGCACTTTCTAATGCCATGGTTTTTTCCTTCTCTCATCTAAAGGGTCGAACAACAATAACAACAACAACAAGGCTTTAACGACTTTTTGAAATTGATTGATTATCTTAGGTACTGGGGGTCTAAAATCTGAGGTATGGTACCAAAATTGAACGACAATAACAGCTAAGTACTTGATATCTCTAGATATCTTAGGTCAACAGACTAGTTATCTGATGACACTATAGTACCTATGTATCTTTAGACATTAGTCATTATCTGAAATTTAATCGTAAGGGGTATATTTGTCGTTGTTAAAAATAGGGATCTCACTTGCATTCTTACTTAAGTCTGATCTCTAGTTAACCCATGTATCACCACTGATACACACACATACACCTCATTCACTCCTAATCTCTCCTAAGGGTGGACAGTATTCAACCTATAGTTAACTAAGGGATCAATTAGTGTCTAGTGACAAGACATAGTGACCCCTTGCTAACCTGATACAATACTATACATTAGTACATGTGAACTGCAGGAGATAGCCTGTGTTAGCCTTAGATGCTACGACTTATAGTTGGTATTCCTTCAGTTCACACCTTAACTTGGTGCCTAGCAGGTCAGCCTCAGCCTCTAACCTTCTTACTGGAATTAGCTGAGTTACTATTGCTAGACGCTCCTGTGGCTCCATCTGAGACCATCTACCGATCTCAAATGTAGTCCTGAAACATGCAGAACACCTGTCCTTCTCGGTGTCTAGTCTGCATATGTTTATACATGGTGTTACGATATCCATTAGACTATCTCACAAGCACCACCGACACAGGCTAACTCCTGTGATCCAATGGTATTGTCTTGTTGTTCATAGTCACTCAGCTTACTCCAGTCTATAGACTTAGGCATGGCCTGTTGCATTAGGTCATACTCAGACTGGTCACAGTCCTGATAGGGAGCCTGTTGGTATGTGTGGTCACTGAAGGGAAGGAACGACACACCTGACATCCAGTCGAAGTGTAGGTATACCCATGCTCCTACCATTAGCCACTCATCCTCCTTCACTGAGACAGTTATGGATGGCTTATGTTCACACCAGTACTTCTGATACATTAACCATAACTCTAGCTGTTCTATGGCTGTCTTATCAGTCCTGAAGACTGCATTGCTTGGTGCCTCCATAGGGAATGTAAAGACTGTCGTATTGTCAGGGTTCATTACGTCATCCTCAGATGGAATGCCTTGATCTACCATGAGCCTAGTCAATGGGTCTTTCTTATCTCCTCTGACTGTTCTGAAGTAGTAGGGGTTGTGTCGTGCATGTATCCCTGAGGCAGCGTCAACTAACTGACTAACTGTACCTGATGGCTTGACACATGTAATAGCCACTGACTGAGGTATGCCTATGTCCTTAGCGAACTCAGCGTTAGTCTTTACAGCCTCAGCCTTTAGCTCCTGCAGCAGCAGTCCTAGTTGATCTGAGTTACCGTTAGTCAAGTCGTTATCCATGATACCAGTTAACGACACACCAAGTAGTCGTTCCTCCTCGCAGTTCTTCTTCCACTCGGAGCTGACATACTTAAAGTTAGTCAGTGTTGACTGTATCGTACCTATGATAGTAGCCAGTCGTACCTTCTTCAGTAGTGTCTCTTTAGTGTCACTTGGACGTACAACTACCTCTGATAAGTTACAGAACTCACGGTCTCTTAGTATGATCTCTGAGCATGGGTTAGTGCCAAACTCATGGTTATCTACTGACCTACGTCCTGAGGCCTCAGCCATCTTGTTAGCTGACTGCCTGTTGAATATACCACGTTCACCTGACTTTGATTCATACAGGGATGTCCACTCACTCATGAAGATACCCATGTCAGGCTTTTCACTGTACACTGCTGAGTTATTAGCTAAGGCTCTTTGCTTGTTAGCATTCCACCACTCACCTGACTTAGCGTGTCTCATTCTATCATCAGATAGGTTTGACAGGCTGATCAATGCTGATCTTCTGACACCACCTACGACAACAACCTCAGCTATCTTACATACTATGTCATGACACTCCACTGAGTTTAGCTTACGTCCTTTAGCATTCTTAATTACCTGTACTGTAAAGTTAAACAGGTTTTCAAGTGGTGCAGCTCCTGATGCTCTACCACCGAATGTCTTCAGTGGTGACCCTGCAGGTCTTACAAGGCTTGTATCCCATCTAGGTATCTGACCTATGTATAACAATCCTATAAGCTCCTTGTAGGCCTTTGCCCAACCTAGCTTACTGTCTCTTACAGTGATGACTGTGTCGCTGTCATAAAAGCTCTCAGCAATGACTGGTAGCTTGTTTACATTCTGTCTTTCGACACTGAAGCCGACACCTGTGCCGTTCATCAATACATACAGGATCTCATCGAATGCCTGTAGCCTGTTGATGGCTACATAGCTGCAGTTATACCCTGCGATGTTTTCCTTCTTCAGTGCCTCACCTGCTGTCATTAGGCATCTCATGGATGGCATGACAGACAGGTTCATTACGGCCTCATGGAGTTCTGACATAACTGAAGGAGGACAGGAAAAGTTATGCTGCTCCATGAGGTGTTCCTTAAAAAACTTAAAGTATCTATCGACAGTCTCACCCCAGTTCTCCCTTCGTCCTTCCTCAGGGAGCCATCGTGAGTAACGTGACAGGTGTATAAACTGCTGATATAAAGTTGGTAGATAATTACTTGACTGCATTTGGTTCTCTTCCCTCTAGCTGATTGATCCTCATCTCGCAGTATCTAATTGCCTTCTGAAGATCTGTTATTTCTGATTGTGTTTTGTCTTGATTGTCGTAGGTCTTTAGACCTGCTCTCATGACGTACTTAATGACGTTGCCCTTCCAAAAGGACAGTTGGTTTTTCATAATGAAACTCACTGGTTCTATTGTGAATGCCTCGTAGTGAGGTGGCTTCTCTATTAGCTCATGTTTCTTTGCCATAGCTTTCATGTACTCCATATGTCTCATAGTCTTTTGAACCCACGTTTACGCTGTTGCTCGTGGAGTAGGTGACAGTATTTGTTGTAGAAAAATGAAGAGATCTTGTTGAACCTCTTGAAGAAGAAGAAGTAGAAGTGGATCTTTACGGTGTCCATAGCTTCACCTCTCTCTTTTCGTAATCCCAGTCTTGGGTTCTAAGTATCCGAGCTAACCTAGCCTGAGTTAATGCCTCTTCCTTTGTGTAACCTGCCTTGACATATGCATCCTCAACAGCTCCCCAGTGTGGCCTTGCACCGAGTATTGCCTCGGCCTTTTTTATGCCAACACCTGACAGGCCTTTGTAGCCGTCAGTAGCGTCACCAGTTAATGCCTGTATGAAGAAGTTCTTGTCGGCCTCTTCCTTGGTTATGTTTAGACTTTCACCAGTAGTAGGCCTAAAGACCCTAGTTGGTATTGTCTTCATGTCCTTGTCGTCACTGACTATGATTGTCGTTGAGTTGCTTTTGATACCCATGACATCGTCAGCCTCTAACTTAGGAAGAGTGACTGTACGGTAGTTGTCACGACACCAATCCATCATATAGGCATAGCCTACTGGCTTACGGATCTTACGTCTCGATGCCTTGTAGTCAGGGTGGATCTTCTTCCTGAAGTTCTCCTTATCCGAGAAACACAGGGTAAACCAGTCGGCACCACACTTCTCGACATAGTCCTTCATAAGTGAATCAAAGTTCTTCTTAGCTAACTTCAAGTCACTGGTTAACGACCATACATCGTCACCCCAGTCAGTTTCATCCTCAGTAGCTGCTAGTACTCTATAGAGATATAAGTCTCCATCAACTAATGCCATCATAACTATCGTTCTCCTTTAAAA